ACCCTAAAAACCCCCCTAAAACAAGTTTTATTCAGAAAAACAAACATGGCCGAACCCATGATTGTTTTTTTATCACATGCATTATATGCAGCCCGAATCCAGTAGTAGTAATTTTCTTTTGCTGCTCTTGCATCTTTGATATTTGCCGGTTTTCTATTTATTTCTCCCTCCCCACAAGAATTAAACTCTTGTATCAGTATTTGCAATTGCTCGTACAACTCTTCGTGATTTGTTTGAATATTTTTGTAGACATAAATCAAAGGTTCGTTTGCATCATATGCAAAAATATTGTTTACCTTTATTAGACCATTTCTCACTTGTGTCAATAGAGCCAAAAGAACGCTTCCTCCGCCCAAAAATATTTCGTGATAATTGTTCATTTCTTCTGGAAATTCAGAAATAACTTTTTCCACTATTTGCGTCTTACCTCCTACCCATTTTAAAAGTGGTTTTGAAAATTTGGGCATATTTATAATTAGATTAGTTGTTATTTTTTTATTTCAATTTATTAAAAATTGATTTAATAATTATTATTGATATAAAAGTAAAATGGAAAAGAAGCGTTTAAAGTTAATAGAACCCGAAATGGAATTAAATAGAATACACAATGAAGATTGCGTTCAAGGTATGAAGAAAATGAAGGACGAGAGCGCGGATATTATTATTTGCGACCCTCCGTATAATATTGGAAAAGATTTTGGAAATGATAGCGACAAACAGACCATGGAAGATTACTTGATATGGTGCGATACCTGGATTGCAGAGTGTTTGAGAATACTAAAACCAAAAGGAACCCTTTATATTTATGGTTATAGTGAAACCCTTGCTTTTATACGAACAAGGGTGTCATGCAATGTTAGATGGTTGATTTGGCATTACACGAACAAAGTGACCCCGTCCTTGAATTTTTGGCAGAGAACCCATGAAAGTATTTTATGTTGTTACAAAGAAAAACCGGTGTTTAATCGGGACGATGTGCGCGAACCATATACAGAAACATTTTTGAAAAATGCGGCAGGAAAAGCAAGAAAAGCGACACCAGGAAGATTTAGCAAAGGTGAAAAAGAAACAACCTATACTGCACATGAAGGGGGGGCTTTACCGCGTGATGTTATTAAAGTGCCTGCATTGGCCGGAGGGGCAGGAAAAAAAGAACGCGTTGACCACCCAACCCAAAAACCATTAAGTTTATGCGATACTTTAATCAAAGCATCTTTAAATAAAGAGGTGGAAACATTGGTGGTGGTTCCTTTTGCCGGGTCAGGTTCGGAGTGCGTTTCCGCGAAAAACAATAATGTCAATTTTATAGGGTTTGAAATTAATAGTCAATATATTGAAATAGCAAATGAAAGATTAGAACAAATCTGACAGTTCAATATAATTTAATTTTGGCTGGTTTTTAACAGTAACACTCGCTTTTATAAATTCACGAATCATATCCACATTGATATGTATCCATAATTGAGATGACATGCTAAAAGTAATAGTCATCTTGCATCCGTTCACTTCATTTGTTTCCCATCCAACTTGGACCCCCTTATTTTTTCCTCTTTTTCCTGTGATAGAGCTCCATGTAAAAGAAGATGGGTTAAAAACTTCATGATTGCTTGGAATTATGAACCAATCGTAACTTATATTTTCGGATGTTTCCTCTCGTGCAATGATAGAATAGTAATCAAAATTTTTTCTCTTTTTAATTTCGGCAATAATTTCATCTGGATTCCCACAAACATTCTCGCTACACGTATTTGTTAGTCTGTATGAACTGATGTCAATGTTTTTTTTATTTTTTAAATATTTTACAGACTTGTTGCTTAAGCGACCAAAAGAAGAGTCAATATCCATGCCGGGTAAATGGCTTCCATCGCTTTTGGAGTATATATCAATTCCACATGATGAAAATATAAGCGAATTAACATCTTCCCAAATTGCCTCCTTTATAGGGCATTTGTTGAGCATGTGGAACCCAGTGACGCACTTTCCAAAATTCGCATTAAGCTTATGTTCGCAGATTGACTTCATTATATAAATGTATTATTCGCATTTATATTATTATCAATTTTATTTAACATGGAAAACAACCGAGAGTAGAAAATAATTTAAAGAATATAATTACAATTAATTATGGAATTTTACAATGTCAACTCGCAGATAAGTGATAGTCAAGACTATAGTAAATGGAACAAATTATTTAAAGAAAATCGTAAAATGCTTACGGCGCCGAGTTCACCACAAATAAAAAATAAGGAGAATCCACAGGTATTCATTTCTTTTACTACTTGTAAAAGATTAAATCTGTTTAAAGAAACAATAAATTCTATTCTTAATCATTGGGATTTTGATAAAATAGACTACTGGTTTTGTGTAGACGATAATTCAAGTATTGATGACCGTATTATCATGTCACAAAATTATCCATGGTTTGATTATGTATTTAAAACATCGCGTGAAAAGGGTCATAGGAAGAGTATGAATATTATTTGGGATAAATTAAATGAACTGAAACCCAAATATTGGATACATATGGAGGATGACTTTTTGTTCTATGATAAAATGAATTATGTATCAAAATCAATTGAATATTTGGATAACTGCGAGGATAACATAAGGCAAGTACTATTTAATCGTAATTACGGAGAAACTGTAGAAAATTACCATATTCAAGGACACATTGGTTCGGGAGAATTTGTTGTTCATGACCATAAATCTGGTTCATTTCCTTATATAAATTGTCATTACTGGCCACACTATAGTTTTAGGCCATCTATGATTTTAACAGAAACAATATTGGAACTTGGTAATTATGATTCTCCAAATACTTTTTTTGAAAGGGATTACGCGGATAGATGGAATGAAGCTGGATACAAATCCGCCTTTTTTAACAAGTTAACAAATTATCATATAGGTAAATTAACATCAGAACGAACAAAGGAAAATGCATATAGTATGAACGGAGAATCACAGTTTTAAGGAAATTTTGAAATGACATCAATATTGTGTTTCAATTTACAAAAACATCTAAAACAAATAAGAACATCATTTAATGAATTGTGGAGTTGTATGGAAACACTATCTTTTCCAAATATTTTCTCGTGGAGTTCTATCAATTTTGGAAATTTAGCAAATGTGGCAGTACTGTTTTTGTAATTTTGACGAATATTGCAATACTGGATATTTTCTTTCATAGTACAGTGAAATTTCATTTTTTCAAAATTGCGAATATGTTGATTTACCATTTCATAATCGTCTTTATGTTCCAAAAGCAGCTGTTTACATCTTTCCAATTCGCAAATGACCATTGCATTGTCATAACTTAAATTGTGACCTATTACCAAATCTACTTTTGCGCATTCTTCAATAAATTGAAATAAACATTCATTGATATCTACTTGCGACTTCATTGTCATTTCACTTGTTATCTTATGAATGTTTGTCGCTTCCTCTGGAATCGCAACTTCGGAATGTATAATTTCATCATATAATTTTTCTATTGTTTCTGATTCTGTATCATAAACAATATAACTAAATTGCACTATGTGAGGGTATTTCTCGTAGTTTTTTTCTTTAGGAATCAATCCGGTTGTTTCTGTATCATAAAAAAGATATCTCATTTTTATTAATTCAAATATTGTTTTTAAATATCAATTTTATTTGGTAAAATAATATTTTATTACATTATGAAAACTCGCATATTAAGCATAGTTATAGGACTTTTAATTGTCGTCCTTATAGCATCATTCATTAATACGAAAAGTAAATTTACTATTTTAAATGTAGAAGGATTTACATTGGGTTCTGAATTAGGAAACACTGCAAGTGATTTACAGGAAATACAAGGAACTGATGCTTATTCGCAATTAAGCAACTTATCTGGAAGCAACTTATCTGGGAATTCAAATTGGCAAGGGTTAACTGGAGCTATGCAAGCTGTCCAGAATTCCCCCCAATATAATAATTTTTTGGGGTCAACTGCCTATGCAAATTATCAAACAAATGGGCTTACAGGTACAGTAAATAATATACAAAATTCGCCACAGTATAATGTATGGCAATCAAACGGAGGGATTACTGGGTTTGTAGAAGATGTTGAATTAAACGGAATTACATCTACGGTTGGAACTTATCAGGAAGACGTAAATACATTTTTGGCCCCAGTAAGTACTTCAAACACAAATTCGTATGTTTATGACCATACGACAAAACAGGATAATGTTATTATTTTTTACGGTGTTAATAATAGTACGGCAAGTGTAACAAATGTCACAAATACCTTGCAAATAAATGTAAATTATGGAACGGGAAGTACAGAGACATATACTTATTCAAAAATGTACGACGACCAAATTATTTTTATAAGTTCTACAAACACTTCAAACTCTGCTGTTTTGGTCAAGACAAATAACTCTATGATTTTAACAATTTACTCCGGAGGAAATACTTATACATTTTATCCAAACATTTCCAATAGCCGAAATCAATTAGCAAGTTATATTAATGAATATTATTATGGAAATACTGGGTCTGCGCCTATATCATCTTATCCTGTAAATCCACCCGTGCCTCCTCCGGGCTACGATTATGCAAGTCGCACACCTCTGCCACCTGGGTATGATTATGCAAGCCGTAATCCCGATTATTCTAATTATTTGCCACCAGGAATACCTAAATATGCCATACCTTACGGCAAAGAAGATTTATATATTTTAAAGTCCGAGGTTGTTCCGCCGGTATGCCCCGCTTGTCCTCCATCTATTATTATCCCGGGTTATGGAAGCACAGGTAGTTATGGGGGGATTTTTTCTGGCTTGGGAACTCCTCCGCCTTGTCCTGCATGTGAAAGATGCCCCGAACCGATTGTTGACTGCAAAAAAGTTGTAAAGTATAAAAATGGAAAAAACGAAGATTACCACGATTATTCAGAGTACCCAGAAAAATCAGAATATGAATCAGGTGTAAATAAACCATTGTTTGGATTTTCAACAAAACCAAACCTTGCAAAAAAGGGTCAAAAATATACATCGCAGCCACCTACATCAGACCCGGACGATGAAGGACCTATGCCAGTATTAAACAGTTTTTCTTCCTTTGGTCTTTAAGTATGCTTGTAACACTTTTTATCAATATCAAAGCTTTTTGTTTTTATTCTTTGTGGAATAACTCGTAAAATACACTTGGCTTTTTCGCCATAAAGGGGTTTTACGCAACCCATTTCTTTTTTTGTTTTTCTTATTTTCATTTTTGTCTTTTTTGTACATCTTGCTCTAAAATGCTCATATCTTTCTCTCACTTCTTCGTATGTTAAATTAGACCTTTTATCTAGCATTTTATTAATTAATTCGTGTAAATTAAAAACATATTTTGAAAAGGTTAATCGTGATGTCATGTCTTTTATTGTTAAAGGGAGTGCTTTGAAATTTTTGGTTAGATTTATTCTACAATATTTACAAGGTAAAATATTTTTTAAATTTTTTATAAAATTCATATAATGCGTTTTATCTTCATTGCTTGGGTGTATAGGATAGTTAAAACTCATTGTATGTAAAAAATGCCATAATGGTGGTCCCCATACGCTTGTTAACATGCCGTCGCCACTTTCGTAATCTTTGGCATCAAATACAGACATATATACTATCATTATATTTTTGCGTTAATTTAATAAATTTTATAATATTTATATATTATAATATGAGTGGTATGCAAAAAAATTTTGAAAATTTACAAAAGATTCCAGAAAACATTGTAAAAGAAGTTTCAAAACCAAAAAATAACATGGGAATAATTTTGTT